CTGGAAGAGATCGCCGCCTATCAGCGCGCGTACCGAGAGGCGAACAAGGAAGAGATCGCCGCCTATCAGCGCGCGTACTACGAGGCGAACAAGGAACGGTTGCGCGCATATCGCCGTGAATATATGCGTGTGCGAAGACAGAAAGAAAAGGAGGCGCTGAACTTGTGAGCAGATGCAGTAAATGCGGGGATCCCCGTGCCGCCGGGCGTCGTGTACGTCAGCCGAGAGGACGGCAAGCTCGTGTTCTATAACGCCAATTTTGAGGAAGCCTATCGGCTCGACTGAAAGGAGATCACATGCTTTTGTTTAACAGAATTTTTTGCAGAAAGTGCAGAAAGCTTGTCGAAGAGAACGCAACGCTGCGTGACGCAATCAAGAGCAAGCAGCTCGCGCTGCTCGAAGCGCAGGCCGAGCGCGACAAACTCGCAGACTACATCACCATCAACGGCGGCATGACCGATCTGAACACCCTGCGCGATCTCATCCACGAGAACGCCGTCGCCCACGGGTGGTGGGAGAAGGAACGCTCCTTTGCCGAAGTCGTCGCGCTCTGCCACTCGGAACTTTCCGAAGCGCTCGAAGAAGATCGTTCCGGAGGATTCATGGAGTACGTCGTCGCGGAAAATCGGATAGAGACAGACCCGGAAAACTTCCTCGGTCGCAAGCCGGAGGGCGTGGCCGTGGAGATGGCGGATTGTCTGATCCGCATACTGGACTGGTTCGGGCATGAAAAGCTGGACGCGTGCGCCATTGTAGCCCGGAAGATGGAGTACAACAAATTCAGACCATACAAGCACGGGAAGGAGTATTGAAGTGTTGACCGCAAAAGAGCTTGGGGAAAGAATTCAAGAAGCGCGAGTAGCTGCCGGCCTCTCCCGGAGCAAGCTCGCGGAGTTGCTGTACTTTTCGCGAGACAGCGTGTGGGGGAGGGAAAGGGGACTTTGCTTCCCGACCGTGCCCACGGTCGCTGAGTTGTGCGTTCACCTGAACGTCTCCCCGGCATGGCTGCTCGGATTGGAGGGTGAAAAATGAAGGACGGCGTTGTGTGCGATCACCTGCAATGCAACGTGCAGGGTTGTCCGTACCGATGGCAGGGCGAGACGAAAAAGGAGGCGGATCGCGTGCCGCTGCGATATACGAGCGTGTGCAGGGAGGTTCGAAAAGATGTGCAGGATGATTGATGCCGTTATTGACTGGCTGATCCGGACGGGGATATGTGTGTAGGTGGGAAAATGAGCATGAAAGACAAGCTGATTGAGTTGTTGAAGTCGGGACAAGGTGATAATAGTTATTATATCACTACATACGCCGCCGAAAAGGTCGCAGACCACCTCATCGCAAACGGCGTGACGGTGCAGCGGTGGATTCCCGTGGGGGAGAGGTTGCCGGATAAAAAAGAAATCGTTCTGTTCTTCGGGAGCACGAACGGCAAGGTTTATCGAGGAAGATATTCGTTCACGGGTAGGAATGGAGCTGTTTGTTTTGCTGTCAGAGGTGAGCGAAGTAAGGAAACGATTTACAGCGGAATCACCCACTGGATGCCGCTGTCCGAACCGCCGAAAGGAGAATGATGGATGAACCCGCAAGTTAATGAATGCTTGAAATGCAATGAAGTTGTCAAAGTGTACGGTATCCCTTTTTGTGGTTTAGAGCAAATGCCATGCACACGCATATACTCTTGCCCTATTGAGCGATTCAAGGAGTGGCAACGGAAACGCAGCGCGGCGGTGCTGTCGCCAAACCCGCCGAAGGAGGATTAACGATGCCCAGATACATTGATGCGGATGCGCTTGTTAGCAAGTTAGATTCATTCGCAAAGAAATATAGTGACTTAGGGAAAGCCGAAGTTGTTAAGGACTATATTTGGGCGAGTGTTGTTGTCGAAGCATCCCCGACCGCCGATGTGGTTGAGGTGGTGCGGTGTAAGGAATGCAAACATTACGACCTGTTCTACGGAGATTGCCAGCACCCACGGAACGACCACCAAGAATTTAATGTTATGCAAGAAGAAACCGATTTTTGCAGCTGCGGCGAAAGGAGAAACGATGGCACGGTGGATTAACGTAGGGTTTAAAAACATAACAACGTATTACCTGTACCGCTGTAGCGAATGCGACCATCCCGAGAGCTTCAAACACAAACATTGCCCCAACTGCGGGGCGCGGATGGACGGGAGGGGTTGACGTGGAGAAAAAGATTGAGTTTGAAGTTCTTGGAAAACCCGTCGGGAAAGGCAGGCCGCGCTTCCGAAATGCAGGGAAGTTCGTGCAGACGTACACGCCGGAGAAAACGGCCGTTTTTGAAAACCTCGTCAGGCTGTCTTTTCAACAGGCGGGCGGCGTGAAGCTCAACGGCGCGTTGCAGATGATCATATTTGCAGGATTCCCAATCCCAAAGTCGGTGAGCAAGAAACGGCGAGAGGCGATTCTGTCCGGAGAAGATCAATACACGCACAAGCCAGACGCAGACAACGTTGCCAAGGCCGTGTGCGATGCCCTGAATGGGCTTGCGTATGACGACGATTCGCAGATCGTGGAACTTGTTGTGCAAAAGGCATACAGCGAAACGCCGCGCACGTGGGTTCATATCCGCGAGAAGGAGAAGTTTTACTTTTGACCGCGTGAGAGGCGTTTTAAGGGGTGGCGTGGGCGCGGACGGCAAACTGTGCGACCGCAAGAGGCGAAGCAGGTTGCAACAAGTTGCAACGGCCTTATTTTTGAAGCGACGAAGGAGGTTGCAAAAACGATTCTCAATGGTTGGAAAAAACAACTAGCCCGCGCCGGAATGAAGCAGAATGAGCTTGCAGACGCGGCGGGCGTCAACAGGGGCGAGTTGTCCCGCGTGTGCCAAGGTGCTGCGCTCATGCCTCTGGACAAGCTCGTGGAGGTAACGGCGATCCTCGGATGTAAGCCGGGAGACGTGTATGGTGATGACGAGATGCGCGTGCTCTATCAGGTGGACGCGCAGAGGAAGCCGAAAAAGCCGTCCACGGTCAGCGTTCGTGTGCGCACAGACATTGCGGCGCTTGTGGACGAGGCCGTAGAAAGCGGAGAATACGCGAGCAGGAACGAGGCGGTAAACGCGATCCTCTTGGAGGTGCTTGCCGGATGATGGCAACAGAGCGAGAAAGGCATGTGCATGCGCGGCTGTTCTCATATGCCGCCTGCAAGCGGGAGGTTGACGAGTATTTTGAAACCGCGATGCGGCAGGGCGCGAGGATGAGCGAGCCGGGCGTAACGAACGGAGGATACAAAAGCGATCCAACCGCAAGAGGGGGCGTTATGCTCGCAGACCCGCCGCCGCGCATACAGGAAGCAATGGCTTGGGTGCGGGCGATTGAGGACGCTTGGGCGGAGTGCGAAATGCTGGACGCTGGTAATCCGTATGGGCTGTCGTACCTTCTCGAACGAAACTTCTGTTTGACGGGCGAGCCACGACCGCGCAGTCAAAACGCACACGCGCGCAGACGCATATGCGAGGCTTGCGGCATTGCGGAGCGGACGTTCTACCTGTGGCTGGACAAAGCAACGAGCATAGTAATCTACCACGCCTCCCGCGCTGGGTTGATTTAAGAAGAAAGCCCCCCTTGCGGGGGGGCTCTCTTTATTTGTACATGTCGAGAATCTTTCGAACAGCTGTTTCTTTTTCAATCGCCTTGTGGCGCTCCCAGTCCAGCAGCGCGACAGTCATCTCCGGAAGCGCGCCGTGTTCTGACTCGTGGCGGCTGATCGCGGATTTCAGGTGTGCTTGGAGCGTCCCGGCATGCTGCAATTCCTGCTGCGCCATGTGGTGAAGAGCGTCCGACAGCGACGGGTTCCTGTCCTTGCAGGATAGCGCCTTTTCCGCGTAACCGTGCGCGTCGTGCAACTCCTCGTCGATGTGTTCCATCAGGTATTCAATCACTTGCATGAGGCCTCCTTATGCGGTCTTGACGAGCTGGTAGAGCTTGTCAATGTCGGGCGCGCCAAAGGTCATCGTGCCTATAACGGGCAGATCGACCACGAGCGGCGCGACGTTCAATGCGCTGTGCGCGGCGCTGCGCGCCTTGTCCACGTCCAGCATGCCGTTCGCATCCACAAGGCCGAGGGTGTGTAGCAGCGGCACATCGGCGATGTCGTCGATCATGAGCGCCAGACCGAACGCGGCGAGAAACCGCTTTCCATCCGGCAGTTTCGGGAAAACCTCGCGGGTGAAAAACGCATCGGCTCCGCGCTTGAATTGTTCCATTGAGATCATGCGTCATCCTCCTGTTGGTTGTGTTGCGGGGAGGGAGAACCCCTCCCCACGTTCCGCTCGTTACGCGGCGGGCGCGTCAGCTTCCGCCGTCGGAGCCACCCAAGAGTTGTATCTCCGCATAACATCCGGGCAGATGCTCTCAATCGGGATCACCGTCTTGGTCAGGCCGGAGACCGTCCGAGACACGCTGCCAAGGCCGGAGGCGAGCTGCGCGTTGAACACGTCCTGCTCGCACATCTTGCGCTCCATGCGCTCGAACTTGCTGTCCACATAGCGGTACAGCTCAAGCATCTTCTGATCGTTGTAGATGTTCGCCTCAAGCAGCGCATTGCGCGAACGCTCCGTCGCGAGCTCCTGCGAAAGCGAAAGCTCGTAGCGGTTGGCAATGTGGTCGCCGTGGCCGTAATCGCAAGAACGACCCGCGCCACCGAGAAGTCCACCAAGCATGCTCAGGCCAACGCCTGCCGTGCCGATGATGCCGGTTGTGAGGGCGGCATTCCCTTTTCCGTTGGATGCGTATTCCATTTGTTTCGTTACTCCTTGTCTAAGTAGTAACGAGCGCTCGTTCTGGTGATAGCATACAAAAAAAGCGGGCTCTGCTCCATCGGCAAAGCCCGCAAATATTCCTGATATTTTCCGCTGCTATTTCAGCAGCCGTTCTACGACAAAATTGCCGTTCCATGCAGCCGCCAGTTTCTTCAAGCCGGCGCTACAATGCTTCTGCACGCTGTCCTCGCTGCAATCCATCATCTCCGCCGTTTCGGCCTGCGTGTAGCCGTGGCGGATGCAGAGATCGACGGCTTTTTCCTCTTTGTGCGTCAGATTCCCATAGGAGACATACAGGCGGATCACCTCCGGGCAGGGCAGGCGCAGGAAGCGCTTCACGTCGCTTTCCTTCATGACAGCACCCCCGCCAACACAATGATGCTCGCGATAAGGCATGCCGCCAATAAACCGGATAATAGACGGAGATTTTCCGCACGCCGCTCGGCTGCCTTGATCTTCTCGTTCGCCTGCCGCGCCATTTCTTCCACGACTTCGATGCTAAAATTGTCCATGATCCTCCTTGCAAAATCTTCGCGCTCTGGATATAATAAGAGCAGGAACAATCGGTTAGACGGTTGGTCAGTCGATTACTTTAACAGAAATAACCGCTGCCTTTGCCTTGGGGGCGGTTATTTCTTGCTTTGAAACAAAGCAACGATTCCTATCAGTACCAGACAAAACGCAAACAGCGAATCGTAGGTCACCATAGGCGTCACCCCCTTTCGGAGATGACCAACCGCCCGTTCCGAGCTGTTCCTGCTCAATGTCCAAGTTTATCCGTTTCGGCTCTTTTCGTCAAGGTCTACTCTTCCAGCTCCGGCAAGCCGGCCACACTGGTCAGCAGCGACAGCACCGCCGCAAGGGCGGACGCGGATGCAACCATGATCCAGTCCACCTCCGCAAGCACCATGCTCGTGCCGATGGTGGCAACGGCGGTCTGCGCAAGCGTCTTGATTGCGCGGATGCCCGCGGCCTTAAACCAAGTCTTGAAATCGGGTTTCATTGTGTTTTTTCCTCCTAACTCTTTTTTTGTCTGTCCTCGTGTTCTTCGAGACGATCCAGCCGTGCGTGTGCGCGCACGGTAGAGGCCTCCAGCGCGGAGAGCTTGGAGCTGACCTCGCTGTTGATCTTCCGCTGTTCTCTCTGCTCCGCCTTGATATCGTCCACGCCGCTCTTGATGTAGCCAAGCTCGGTCAGGACTGCGCCCTGCTGCTGTGCGCTCTGCTTTTCGTCGTTCGAGCTGTTGCGCCGGAACGCGAGCGCGGAAAACACAAGCGCAAGGCCGCTGATGACAAGACCCCAGATCGCGTCCGTTGTCATTCCCGCACCTCCGTATACTTGCTCTTGCCGGAAATCCATCCCGGCTTTCCGTCCACGTCCACCTGATGCCATGTAGACAGATACGGCAGGCTCTCGCCGTCGTGCAGCGTCGTCATCACTTTGCCGTCGATGGGCTTGTCCCGCACCCGCACAGAGCCCTTGGAGACGACCCGTGCGCCGTCCGTCTGTTCCGGCAGGGGATTTGTCCCGTTGTCCGGTTCGGGCGTTCCTGCGGCCTCGCCGTCCTCCAAAGCCATCAGGACGTGATGCCCTGCGGCGAGGTACAGGCCGCCGCGCTTTGCAAGGTCGGCGCTGCTCGTGTGCGCCGCGTCCTTGTAGGCGCGGAACTTTCCGGTATCAACCAGAATTCGCTCGATGTTCTTGGTGTAACCCTCGGCTTTGACGTCAAGCCCTGCGAGGATGTACGCGGATATGCAGAGCGACGAGCAATCATAGTCGCCCGCCGCCGTATCGATGTCGCCCGTTTTCAGAATCGACCTGTGTCCGCTCCATCTATCATCTTGGTTATACCCGAACGCAGCGTTCGCTGATATCCGTTCCGCAATCTCTGCGGCGCGGTCTGCAAGCGCCGCGTCCGTGCATTCGAGGTATACGTCCCATCCGTCCGCGCGCTCGTACCATTCCCGCACACGGATTTCCTTCCCGTTCTGGTCGCCCGGCTGCCCGCCGCGCGCCTTGCCGTTCTCGTCGCTGTATGCTTCTACGATCAATACTGACATGCTTTTTCCTCCATGCAGAAGGGAGCGCTTTCGCGCTCCCCGTCGTGTCGCCGATTACTCGGCAAGGTTCTCTTTCCAAGTCGCAAGCACGGTGTTCTCCGCGCTCTCGATGGCCTTCTTGAGCAGCTCCGCCTTTTTTTCGTCGTCGCCGCTCTGGTATTGGCTGCTCTTGAACAACTGCTTGATCGCCGCATACACGGCCTGCCCTCGCTCCTGCGCATACTGCGTGTATTGGCTCGCAGACAGGTTGACGCGTTGTCCGTCCACCATGAAATATTTCCGCGGCATGGTTGGCACGATGTCCGTGTTGCCCGTAGCCTCGAACACTCGCATAATTTCACGGTCGGTCGCGTCGCGGTTTTTGACCTTGACGCTGACCGGCAGAACGAATCCGTTCGCAAAGTCCAACAGCCACTCGCCAAAGGAGCTCGTGACAGTCTTTTCGCCCTTAACGTTGATAGACGGTTCAAGGATTGCCGACGACAGCCCCGGAACCTTCCGGGCAAGACCGCGAAAATAGGAGTCAAACCCTTTGAGCGGGCTTGTCGCGCTGCCTGCGCTTGTGCGCTTCACCGGGTCTGCAAAGTCTGCGACCTTTCCGCCGATGGTCGGGAGGTACTGCGAGGCGTAGTTCTTTGCTGCAGAAAGCCCTGCATCAACCAGTTTGTTTTCCGAGTACGAGTTCAGCACCTCGTTGAGCGAAGACATGAACGACATCTCCATGAGCGGGTTTGCCGCGCTTGCGAGCGCCGTGAACACGTCCATCAGCGAGCCGTCGCCCACGCTCAGTCCCTCTGCGAGCGTTGCGCCCATGAACAGCGGGATGGATGCGGGCGCAATGTTGCTGATTCCGATGGACAGGTCGCCGACGTTCAGCGAGTATGTCTGCGCGCCCGTGCCTTGCAGGAAGGTTTCGTATGTCTCGTCCTCCTCGCCGCTGCTGCGCAGGATGCCAAGGCGGGAGAGCGTCGCACCAAGCGCCATAAGCGCCGTTCCCGTCAGGCCGGAGGCGATGCGGTCAACCGCCTGCGCGGGCGTGTAGCGACCATTTTTTGCGCCCGCGACGGCCATGTACGCGCCCTCAATGACACCGATTGGCGAGTAGTCGATACCGCGCTTTAGCACGTTGATCGGCGTTTTCTTGAAGGGCATAACGGCCTCTACGGCGAGGCGATACCCAGCGCCCTTGTTTGCGGTTTGGCTTAACCAACTCGCAAGACCGCTTGCGTCGCGGAAGGTCGCGCGCTGCGCTTCGTCGATTGCCCACCGCGCCGCCGCACCCTCCTGCTCCGGCGTGATCGCCGCAGGATCAATGTTCTGCGCGACAAGGTATTGCGTGAACGCGGACTCGAACGCGCCGCGCATAAAGATTGCGTCCTCCGATTCCAACAGGCCGGAGTTCCACTTCGACAGCGCGTCAAGCGTCTCCGAATTGAAGTGCTTGCGGTTTTGCTGAATCAGTTGCTCGAATCCGAGCCGCCCGCCGTTGGCGATGTCCTGCCGGTACTTGTCGAACATCTCTGCGGCGAGAGCCGCGCGGTCGGATTGCCCGCGCTTGCTGTAAACGGCGTGTGCGCGCTGCGACGCGTCTCTGACGAATGCACGCTCAATGCCCGCGGCGAGCGCGTCCTTCACGCCGCGCAGGCCGGACATTGCCGCATTGCCCGTCATGTTGCGAATGTGCGTGACCGGGTTACCGAGCATGGAAAGGTATCGCCACGAGGAAAGCTGATCCGAAAGGGACGGCGGGATTTGACTGCCGATGTCCTGACAGATCGCGTCCATGGCGCGGGAAACGTCGTCGTCTGTTTTGGCGCGCGCCAGATCGTCGAGCAGGGCTTCGTCGATTTGCAGCGCCTCCATGCGCCCTTCGCTGATGGCTTTGGCGTAGGCGTTTCGGTTCATCTGCTCAACCGCCCGCGTGACATAGTACGCCTGCCCCACGCCGCCGAGGTTTTTCAGCATGGCGAACGCCTGCGTCGCGCGCCCTGCCTCGGTTGCGGCGATGGACAGCGACGCGCACAGGTCAAGCACGGTCGCCGTGTCGCCCTTGGCAGACGCGTCCGCAAGGAGCTGTTCGCCCATGGCGATGGTTTCCGCGTTCACCTTGCCGGTGTTGACTTCCTCGCGGAACGTTTTGGCCGCATCCGGGAGGTTCTGAGCGATCTTGTTCTGTGCTTTGTCCAACAGGCTCGCGTTCGACTGCGGCGTATACGTTCCGAAGTCACCGTTTGCGACCGCATCCTGAATGGTGGCGCGCATGTCGTCGGTGATCTGCGGGCTTTCGAGAACCGATCGCACAAACCGGCTGGTCGCTTCGCGTCCGCTGATGCGACGCGGGGTCTGCATGTCGCTTCCGCGCGGCTCCATGCCCTGCGGATGCGCGCCGTACCGCGCGATCAGCTCGTCCCATGAGGGCGTGGCGACGGAGTTTCGGCGGGAAGAAAAAGCACCCGGTTGGGTGCTTTCCGTGTCGTCCGTCAGTCCTCGTCCTCCGGTCGGTTCTCCTCCTCTTCCTCCGGGGTCAAGGGAATCGTTCTGTGCAGTTCCTGCGCCTTGCGGAGAATCTTCATTTCCGTCAAATCCGGTTCCTGCTGAACGTACGCCAAGAGCTGCCTGCTCCGTTCCGCCGATTCCACGCACAGGTCGATCACTTCGAGATTCAACGCCGTTCTGGTTCCTCTCCCCCGCAGTTCGTTCATAAGGCGTCTCTGTATACTCTGGTTGGGCTCTGACTGCATTGTCTACTTCCTCCTGCAATTCTGCTGCTTTTTGTGTTCCCAGCCTTGCCTTTTTCACAAAAATCAGATCAACGTCGTATTGCGTCTCGTCGAAATTCATGTATGCATACAGTGTGTTCCCGAATTCCACGGCATCCAACTTGCGCTTGCCGTCCTCTCGCTGCCTTCGGACGTTGTTCTTTTTGGCAGCCATGAGAAGATCGGGGTATCGCTTCTTCCCAACGGTAATCTGCTGATGCAGCAACGCTTCGGTCTCATCATAATACGGCCTTCCGCGTGTGTCAACCGCATACTGCCGCATTGCTTCGCTGGGCTTTGTGCCGCTCTTGGCGAACGCCTTTGCATACAGGCGCTCGGCTTCGAGCAGGATGCGCGCCTCCGCGTTCTCCGGGGTCTTGCGCAGGCCGAGTTTTGCGATCTGGTACTGCACCCAGTTCATGACGCGCCCCGCTACGCCTGACTGCTCGCGCACGAGCTTCGTGATCGACGACTCGTCCCGCAGGAGATGCTCCGCTGCCCACTCTGCCACGATCTCCCGGCGCGCCGCACCAAGATCGAGAAGGACTTCTCCGCCCGACATGTCTGCGTATGCCCGCCGCTTGATTTCGTACAGGTCGTTTTCTTTTACGCCCGTCTCTGCGACAAGCTGCTTGACAGCAAATCTTGCGAGCGCATTGTATGCCGCCGAACCTTCCAACGCATGCGTGAGCTCGTGCGTGAATACGCGGTAGACCATTGCGCGGTAGCCGTCGCCGTCTGCCACACGCTGGTTTCGGTTGATGTAGAGGATTCCGTTCTCGAAATAACCGTCCTCCCAGTCGGGCAGCCCGTCAACAAAGGCGACCGGACGACCGAGCTGCTGGCCTAGCTGTGTTATGCGCATTGCGTCGTCGTCGCCGATCGGTACGCGCGCCGGGAGCTCCGTCGCTTCCTGCGCTTCTGCATCGGGCTGCATCACCTCTGCAACGGAGGCTTCCGTCTGCGAGAGAACGGGCGCGGGTTCGTCTGTCGCCTGTGACTGCGCGCTCGTTTCGGCCTGCGCAACGGCTTCCTGTCGCGCTTGTTCGACCTGCGCGTTGATGTAGTCGATGAGCGTTCCTGCGCGCAGATGACGCATCTTGTCCTCGGTCATCGAAAGCACAGCCTGCGCCCGCGCGTTCAGTTCGTCACGCCGCGTGAAAGCCTCGTCCGCTTCCGCAAGTGCCTGCGCGTCCGCATCGATGGCGTTCCAGTCGGGCGTGTCGCTCGTGTATTGCAGGTCAAGGTCGCCAAAAGCAGCTTGCTGTGCCGCCCGCGCGTTTCTGTCGAAGTTCTCCGCGCCAAGGGAATCGCGCATTGCATCGATATCCTCTTGGAACAGATTGCTCATGGCGACGAAGTGCGAGGCGATCTTCTCCCGTGCCTTTTCGGCGGCGCGGTTGTTCTGCTCGATGGAGATGTCACGGGCTTTGCGCATCTCCGGCTCTCTTGCATCACGCTTGCGCGTCGCCTCGTCCAAAATGCGCTGTGCCTCCTGCACCTGCGAGAATATTGTGGTTTTTCCGTCGCCGGAGTACGCAAGCGCCCGCCGCATGAGAAGCGCTGCGGAGTCGGTCTTTTCCTTGATGTCTGCATCCGTCTCCGCAAGGAATGCATTGTAACGATCATTTGCGCTCCGGATGCCCTCTTCGGCCTGTCGGATGTCGAACATGGCTGCGTCATAGTCTCGCTTGGACATCGGCGCAGCGTTGGCAGAAAGCTGCCTGCGCTGCTGCTCCGTCATCATCTCGGCCTGATTCGCCGCGAGAATAATGTCCAGCGTGGTGGACGACGCGCCGTGTTTTGCTGCGTATTCTGCGGCGATGCGAGAGTTGGTTACGCTGCTCATAGAGAGCGAAGAACCCGCAACACCGATCAGCAGACCCATGATGCCGTTGTCTGCGGCCTCTTTCCACGAGAATTCTGCGTCCGGATTGAACTTTTGCTGCATGAAGGTGGAGGCCGCGTAAGAAATAGGCTCCTCGATTCCGTTCCCGATGGCGCTGGAAACCAAGGATATAACTTTTGCCCGCGTCTGCAAGCCCTTTCGCATGGCCTGCGTTCCACCCTGCGCGAGCTTTTGCGCGATCTTCCTGCCGCCGAGACCGCGACCGACCCAGTTGTCGAAGCCCATTGCTTCCAATGCGCCCTCGATGCCGCCGCAAACGAGTGCGTGGTTCGTGGCCTCGCGATAAGTCGCGCCGTTCTGGATTGCTTCGTCGAAATAGCTGCCAATGGAAGCGCCGATAAACGGGGCGCTCGACACGCCTTTTTCGATCAGGCGCAAGCCCTTTGCCGCTGCGGCGGACGTGCCTGCGGCGTTCGCAACGATGTTGATGCCGGTTTTGGCGCGAAGAAATCCGGTGAGGCTTCCTCCTGCTGCGCCAAGCGTCTGCATGCGGATGACTTCGGTCGCGATGTCAGAGCCAATCGAAATCAGCTTGGAGCCGATGTCAGGCGCGTTCACTTTGCCGTACAGGTTCGCGTGCTTGTTCAGCTCGGAAAGTGTCTCGGACGCCGCCCATCTATCAGTGCGACCGTCGAATCTTTGGGCGATCATGTCCGCAAATGCTGTGCCCCCGCGAGTTCGAGCCCTTTGCGCAATCGCGCTTGCGGGAAGATCGTCAACAGCGTTTACGATCGTGTCCGCCAGATTTACGCCGCTGTTCATGAGACCGGCAATGACCCGCGTGAACACGCCGACGAACTGCTGCTCAAGCTGTTGTTCGTAACTGCGGTTCAGCTCCGGGTTGAAGTCCGCCATCTGCGTGAAGTTTTCGACGTACGCCTCGCGTTCGGAGGCGGAAAGCGCGTCCCATTGCGCCTGACCATAGGCGAGCCGTTCCGCATCCGTCATGGAAGCAAACTTCTCCGCGTCTCCGTTCTCTTGGACGCGCTCAAGAATCTCGCGTTCCGCAAAGTAGTGCGCAGCCCGCGCTTCCGGAGATATCGTGTCCTGCCAGCCCTTCGAGGACAACGCTTGATCGATCTGGAACGGGGTGTAACCGTTCTCGGTCAGACGATCTCTGGCAAGGCTCGCAATCTCCGTTCGGCGCTTTAGGTCTGCTGCGTAAAGAGACGACTGCACTGCGTCATAGGCGGAGAGCTCGTCGCTCGTCGCAGCAAGGATTGCGTCCTCAACGTCGGACAAAGCGCCCGTGTACGAACCGGCGCGGGACAATCCGGCCAAGGTTTTTTTCACGCCCTGCTCGATCACGCCTGCGGTTGCACCATCTTCTGCGAGGGCTGCAACGGCGGCGGAAATGCTTTCCGACGTAACCTTGCCGGAGCCATCGTATTCCAAACCGCTCATGAAACGCGCCGCAGCCTGATCGACCGTCATTGTCGATGCCTCGCCCGCCTCGTATTCTTCTACGAGCGCGTCAAGGTCAAGGCTGCCGGGGGCGATGAGTTCGGTGTATGCGTCCTTGATCTCGCGAACAAGTTCACGGTCGCCTCGGTCTCTCGCGATTTCAAGCGCCGCGTTCTTCGCCTGCCGCAGTTGATCGGGGGCAACGTCGTTTTCCGACATGTCTCGCAAGACCTGAACAAGCCCCTCGTCGGCGTGGTCGGTTACCCATTGCCGTGCTGCCTTTCGCGTGGTGATGGAACCGTATGTCTCCTGCCACTCTGCCTGTTGTTCCTCCCGCAGAAGTTTGTTCAACGCATGCCCTCGCGTGGTGGGCTTTCCCGTGGCCTTGTCCACAATGCGCTGGTTCATGTAGTTGACTCGATAGCCAGCATAAAGCCGATTCGCGAAGTCATCAAAAGACACGTTGACGGAGTAGACGTTTTTTTCCGCCGCCGCCTTTTCTTTCTGCTGCTGACGGATTAATGCCTCCTGATATCCGACATAGTCGTCCTTGTATTTCTCCGGGTCGATGGGTTCCTGAGAGTCGCCAGAAAGCATCCAAACGTCCGACCACTCCGGACGGTTCAGCAGATCGAAATACACACGCTCCCGCGCATTCTTAACCGTGCTGACCGTTCCGTCAGAAAGCGTGTACGCTGCGTCGGGGTCAACGTAGCCCTGCTCCTCCAGCGCGCCCCACTCCTGCGCGACGGCCTTGTAGAACTCGTCTACGCGAGAAACCTGCGCATTGTATTTCTCCTCAAGCGCCTGCTGCTCGGCCTGCTGCTCCCGAAGCGACACAACGTAGCGGTCGAGATAGCGGGACGACGGCAAGCCGAGCGACTTGAGCTGCATGTCCAGCTCTGTCGTGTACCACCGCTCATAGGATCGCGGCATCTCTCCGCGCATGCGACGGGCTTGGTCTTCGTCGTCGCCGTCATACGAGTCCGCCCAACTCTCACGATGCGCTTCGGCGATTAAGTCAACCTCTTTCTGCGAGAGCGTATAGGTGTTCTCGCCGTGACGGATGGTGTATTCCTTGCGGTCGCGAAGCTGCTGAGATTCGCCGGTTTCCTCGTCGCCAGCCCACCATGCGTTTACGAGCGACGGAGGCTGTGGTTCGTTCATAACCGCGTCGTAGGCCTCTTTGTTCAGATTCGAGGTCTCGCCGTTGTTCCACGAAACCGTATAAATCCAGCCTTTTGCGGGGCTTGTTGCGAAGTCCGCAAGGACGCGGGAGCGTTCCCGACCCGCCTCAGCTTCCGCCTGCTTTCGCTGATTGACAACCGCCTCGGCCTGCGCGATCTTCTTCGGGGAAGGGGTGCTCGGTTTTGCAGATGGTGTGTTGGGCTTGGCGGAGGGCATCGCGGCCTTTGCCTTGGGCTTGCGCGTCTGCATGATCTCCGGGATGTTCTGTTTCTCGGACGGCTGCTTCGGTTTCGGAGATACGCGCGTTTGCTGCGCTTCCGGGATGTTCTGCTCCCAAGATGGCGCTTTCTGCTGCGTCTTTTCCTGCTCCTCTTTGTACTTTCGCCCGTTGTCTCTGATGCTCATGCGGTTCTCCTTTGCGCAGGGTTATTTGAGCGAGTTCTTGTAGTCGTCAAGGGTTCCGATGTTGACGGAGATGCCGTCGCTGTTCGGCGTTCCACTTCCGCTGCTCCCGCCGCTCCCGGACGATGAGCCGCCGCCAGAGGATGTGCCACCGCCGCGCTTGTATTCCTCCAAGGCACGCTCGTAGGCAAGCTGTTCCAGCGCCGTTCGCACCTGCGAGTTCCACTTGTCAACATCGATCTGGTTTGCTGCATTGATCTCGTCAACGGATGCTTTGCGGTTCAAATAGTTCTCGTACTGCGTTGCAACGTTCTGCGCGAGGTTTGCGTTGTACGAGCTTCCGAGGCTCGCAATGTCGGACGCTTCCGCGGCGAGCTGCCGGTTTTTGCTGTCCGTGACCCAAGTGCTTGCGCCCATGCCGCGGCTGTAAGCGTCTGCGTCGATGTCGGCCTTGTACTGCTTTGTTTGCGCCTGCCGCTTCCGCACAGACTCCTCGTACTGCGGTTGCAGGTAGGAACGTACCTGCTCCGTGATGCTGGAAAGCGACATCTCCGGGGTAGAGATGACCGCGCGCTCGATCTCGTTTGCCGGAAGCGTCTTGATTGCGGTCTGATAGAGGGAATCTAGTCGCTTGTTGGAGGACGACCAGCCTCCGGAACCGCCGGAAGTCGTCGTAGAGGTCGTTGTGGTTTGATTGCTCGTAGCCATTCAAAGCACTCCTTTCGTTGTCAGGAAACGGCTTTCCAGCCGTCTGCGTATTGCTCCGGCGTCCATGTGTTCGCATCGAGCAGGGATTCATAGACCGTCCCTGCCCACCAGCCAAGTTCGCCGCGCGAAAAGGCCAGCTCTGCCGTGATGACCTCCGGGATGATGCGCACGCCGTCCCGGTAGTCGATGCTCGACCAGAGCGCCGGCGCTGCGTCCGGCGTGTTTTCCTCTCTGTCCCAGAGATCGACCGCCGCGCGCTTGATCTGCCCGTCCCACTGGATGCGCGTCCCGGCGGGGATCAGACTGCCGTCGAACTGCATCGTGTGGTACGG